TTAACTTACTGATTTTAATAAGCCTCTGGTGTCACTTTGGTGACTATGGGGCATCATTGGGACATAATCTGTCAGCTTCTGATTCAGCATTGCGATCTGTTCTGCATTGCTGTCAGTCATCCATGCTCCGTATACATTGAATACCATCTGGGCACTTGCATGGCCCATCTGGCTGGCAATGAAGCTTGGGTTTGCTCCGGCAGATAATGACCAGCACGCATAAGTGTGTCGTGACTGGTATGCCTTTCGATGCCTGATCCCTGCACGCTTAATGGCTGTTTCCCATGAGTCACCTACAGAATCGACTTTGTAGACAAAACCTACCTGTTCGCTTTTTCTAACCACTTGAGGGTTAAACACGAAAGTACATTCATGGTTCACTGAACGTCCATATTCACGTAGTTGCACCTTGATGTTGTACTGCTTACCCAGTCTTGTCATTTCAGCCTGATTTTTCAGGACACTGATAGCGGGCTGGATAAGGTGCACAACCCTGTTTGTGCTTGCTTCAGTTTTCGGTAGAGTGAACTCACCAAGTTTCGTATAATTGCGCCTGATGGTAATTGTTCCTGCCTTCAGATCGATATCTTCCCAGGCCAGGGAGACCAGTTCACCGTGACGCATTCCTGTGTACACAGCCAATGACCACAGGTTTTTCGTCTGCTGATGTCGGCAAGCATCTATCAGGCGAATAAATTCGTCACGAGTTAGCGGATCTGGCTCTGCCCTGGCTCTTTTAAGAGGCTTAATTCCCTGGAAGGGATTTGCTTCTAAGTAACCGTGATCTGCAGCAAACTGAAACATTCCAGCGATTGTCGTCATGTAATAATTTACAGTAACGACGCTCCGTCCTTTTGCTGCTGCTTTGTTTTTCGTTGAATTCTGATACCCGGTAAGCAAATCTTTCCTGATATACAGCAATTCCTCTTTGGTTACCGATGACACCAGTCTACTGCCTCCAATTTTCGGAGCCATCGTTCTTGCAACGGATTCATAGCGATTGAATGCATTTGCAGAGATTTCCATTCGTTTCAGATCCAGCCACTTTTCTTCAAGTTCCTTCACCGTAATTTCTTTTTTACTTACCCCAAAAGCCTGAAGGTTGGGGGAGTCAGGGAACTGTGCAGCATAATCAAAGCTTCCTGTGCGGATGGCAAAACATACTGATGTCCGCAGTTCCCCGGCGATCTTCCTGTTCTTGGCAGTGTCAGGGACACCAAGATTTTCCCTGACACGTTTACCTTTAAAATTAAACCAGATGCGTAATGTGCCGCCGTGGTTTTCGACGCCTGTTGGATATTTGACTTTATCCATCGATACCTCCAGACGCCCAAGAGCGATACGAGCTTACATATTTCATGATATTAAATCACCTGGGTTGTTTGTTTTTCATTGAGGCGACCCAGGCATCTATTGCTTTTCTGTTATACATACATTCACTGGAAGGCTTTGGATTACCGTCTGGTGATACGTGAATATACTCTCTTCCAACCATCCAGCATTCTTTCCGGGCCCGAAGAATTGTGCCTGGTTTGAGCCCGGTAATTGCGATAAGAACGCTTTCACAAACCCATTCATTGGGAGCCAGTTGAATCACATTGCCCATGTATTACCTCACACAACACTCAGCCCACGGCAGTGGCACCACACTTCAAACATTCGCTTCACAACTTCACGACAGTAGAAGCCGTCAACATCTCGCGTCAGGTAATAGCGATTGCCGTAACGCTGGTGGACCCATCGTTCAAATGCTTTATTCATTCTTTACTTCCTTTTTATGGCTCGTAATTTTTTCAGGTGCTTTTCCTGCTCAGTGTCCGCGAGAATTTTGCGGTACTCCTGGTGGTCAATATGTTCGAACAGGCAGTTTAACTCACCAATGCGTACCCGCCCGGATCGTCCGTCCATCCGTCGAAAGAACACTGAGTGCTCAGTGATGCGAGTAATCACCACGGGGTATCCGGCTCTGTCCGTGTATATCTGACCGCGTTGAATCAAAGCGAACATGTGGTTATCCCCATCGACAAATCGAGAACACAACAAACGCTGCTGCGAATACCACCCCCCAGAGTTACGATTGCATCAGGCCAGCTCATTGATTCACCTCCTGCCTGTCGTCCGGCATTCGCTCACTACAGCTTATCCAACCATCCGGAGTTAAGCGCGACAGCATCATTGTCGTCGCACAGCTCTGTCCTGAATTCACTGCTCGCCTGGTAGATCGCTGGCGCGAACTGGAAGAACAGATCCGTAAGCCAATGAGCGAAATCGAAATGGTTGCCGCGATGGCTCTTGAAGCAGTTCGTCAGCAGAAACGGATCACTCAGGTGGAAGAAAAAGTCAGCCACGTTGCTGAAACAGTCGAGCAAATTAAAAAGGGCACTATTCGTGAGGGCTATGCCGGATATCGCCAACTGAAAGCAAAAACCGGTTTGTCAGATGATAAATGCCGCAATCTGGTGAACGCCTATCAAATTCCTACAGACACACATGAGTTCATGACGCCGGACGGATTGTTGTCACGTCGCGCAATTGTTGCTGTGGAACCGTTTATGGCTGCTTTTTATCGGGTTATGGAGGAAGCAGAACCGCGAGGGACTCGCTGGTATCACCCGAAAATGGGGTTATTTCAGGTTATTGGTTGGCAGCGGTGAAAAAAAGCCGGGAGTAACCCGGCTCACTCAACATCAATAACGGGGAGCTGTTTCGCATAAAACGGCTCCGAAACATCCAAGAACAGTTCTAAAGATATCAGCAGCTATATGATCATTTCAAGACCAAATATTGATTCTGCAATTTCGGGACGTTACACTGTCTCTGCACCTTATAAAGCGGGTGCCGGGGGTCGCAGCCCGGAATTGTCAACGGCGATATATGACGCGCCAGCGTCTTTTTTATCGTCCGCGCTCACGCACGCCAGAATTATGGTGGGCTGGGCAGGGGAGCCGAAAGGCTCGCCGGTCTCCGTTGACGCCGGTACTGCGAACCCTGTTCAGTCTGCCACCAGTGAGTTTCGCAGCTCCGGTGGTGGAAGTTTTCCACAGTCAACGGAGGCTGCCATCATGGCTACGATCCCAACCCTCACTCAACCTGAAATTGCCATCGTTGATGGTCAGGCTGTTACTTCATCCCTGGCTGTTGCCAACTTCTTCTCCAAGCGTCATGACGATGTACTGAAAAAGATCCGCACGCTTGAATGCTCCGCATCATTCACTGCCCGCAATTTTTCGGTGAGTGATTACACCGATTGCACAGGCCGCAAACTACCTTGCTATCAAATCACCCGTGATGGCTTCGCGTTCCTTGCTATGGGCTTTACTGGCAAACGTGCAGCCCGGTTCAAAGAGGCATACATCAACGCCTTTAACCAGATGGAGAAGAATTTATCTGGTGCTGACGCGGTTGATATGTCAGCTGTCGCACGAAACGCCAGAGGCGTATACCTGCATTTGCGTGAAATCCATCAAATCTGGACAAGCCAGCTTTATCCAATGCTTAAGGCCATTGAATCTCCGCTGGCTAGCAAACTGTACGACCGTGTTGGTGATGCTGTTTTTGGCGCTGCACTTGTTGATTCCAGGCTGAATGGTTCTGACAAGGAGGTTCGCCCATGATTAGTTACGAAATCATCATCTCCACTACGGAATACAGAAACGATGTATCAGTTCGCACGGATGTATCTGTCTGGCACCGTCGCTATAAATCCAGAAAAACAGCGGAACTGAAAGCGGCAGAGATGTGTGAAACCATCTCAATGAAAGGTAGCCCGGTTAAATACGTAACTACGGCGGAGGTGCATCCATGATCCGCCACATCGTTAATTCCCTGTATCACCGATACAACCGTTGCCCCCGTGTGGGGCAGTGGTTCGCCACCAGCAACGGTCACGTTCTGCGGGTTTGCCTGGTCAACGCTGAAAGCCAGAAAGTCGTGTGCGAACTACAGGGGCGTAGCTACACCATCAGTTACCCTCTGGCGGTATTTCTGTCTGGAAAAATGTTTAAGCGTCTGGGAGGTGTGGCGTGAACTGTTTTCAGTTTGTGTGCGGATGTGCTTTCGATAACCCGATTCAGCGCCTGGTTATGTTGCGTGTTTTGATGTCGGGTTCTTCAGACGGTGAAGGCGAGAGAGTTATTGATCATCAGGTGCTTGCTGATTTCTGCTGTTGTTCTAAGCAAGCGATATTCAGGGAAACCCTGGCACTGGAAAGAGCTGGTTATCTTCATATCCGAAAAATTGCAACGCTTACTATTGATGCAAAAGCCAGACTACAACCTGCGCGTGGCTACACAATTCTCATGCCGCGGAAGGAGGTTGTATGAGCCGTTACGCCCCCACACCGGAAGTTATGGCTATTGGTCAAATTAATATTTCCGGCAATGTTACACCTGCGAACTGGTGGAAATATATTCGACTACCCAGTGGGCGTCCGGATGCGACGGCTATCGCTCTGCTTTCAGAGATCGTTTACTGGTACCGCCCGACAGAGGTCAGGGATGAGCACACCGGAGCGTTGCTGGGATATCGCAAGCGTTTTCAGGGCGACAAACTGCAAAGAAGCTACCAGGCGTTTGCTGAGCAGTTTGGTTTCGGGAAAAGGGAAACCGCAGATGCGCTGAAGCGTCTGCGCGATACAGGGTTTATTACTCTGGATTTACGCACGGTGGAAATGCTCGATGGGGTGAAATGCAGCAATATTTTGTTTGTCGGGATCAACCCACAGGCAATTGCGGCCATCACCACACCTTCTTCTGTTTCGCCAGAAAGTAACAGCAATAATGCAATCAGCGATACAGCTATTACGTTAAAACGGAACACCCCCCGACGTCATAACGGAACAGGGGATACGCCGAATGTTGATACAAATACAGAGATTACTACAGAGATTACAACGGAGACTAAAAACACTATTGATGCATCCGCTGACGCGTCTGCGCCAGCGCGTTCTGCCCGACAGGAATATTCACCGGAATTTGAACAGGCCTGGCAGGAATATCCCAAACGTGCTGGTGGCAATTCCAAGTCAGCAGCCTTCAAAGCCTGGAAAGCCCGTATCAGGGAGGGAATAAAACCGGAGACCATGCTTGATGGCGTGAAGCGGTATGCCGCCTGGGTACGTGCTACAGGAAATACCGGCACACAGTTCGTGAAGCAGGCTGCGACGTTCTTTGGACCCGATCGTCACTTCGAAGATTACTGGCAACAGCCAGCCGCTCACGGAGGTGGGCGACAGCGACAGGTCGATGTCCTGGCTGGCCTGGGAGCCATGTCTGACAAATTCGGTAAATCCAGTAACAAATTGACATTCTGAGGTGACAGCGATGATGACGATTGACCAACGTGAGAAACAAACAAGACTACAGGCGCGAATGGATGAGTTACGGGCAGAAATGGATGAGTTACGGGCAGAGATTGCATTTGCTCAGAAGGGCGAAAAGCCATGGCCTTATCGTTCCTGCCTGATGCGTGAAGATCGCGGATATTGCGAAAAACACGGTAAATATCGTACGCATATACTGGTGTGGATCGATCGTAATGGCGAGGACAGAGAAAAAATTTCATGCTGCCCTGACTGCTTGATCGCTGAGGCCAGTGATTTGACCATGGAACTGTCGTCCCTCAAGGCGGAAGAACTGACTGATAACGCCGGAATTGCTCTGCGTTTTCGGGACTGCGAGTTTGATAATTATCTGGAGGTTAATCCTGACGCAGCCAGAAATCTTGCGGCCTGTCGCCGCTATGCGGAGAACTGGCCAGATATGCTGGAGAACGGTACCAGTATTGTTATGACCGGCAGTTGCGGTACCGGGAAAAATCATCTGGCGGTATCAATGGCAAAACACATCATCCGTAACTATCTGGCCAGTGTGGAGATCACCGACGTGATGCGCCTTACCCGGGCTGTGAAAAACTGCTGGCGGAATGACAGTGAAAAAACAGCGGATGACGTCATTGAGCATTATGCGTCACTGGATTTGCTGATTGTCGACGAAGTCGGCGTTCAGTTTGGCAGTGCGGCTGAAATGGCCATTTTGCAGGAAATTATCAATGCCCGGTATGAGGGTATTTTGCCAACTATCCTGATCAGCAACCTTTCACCGGAAGAATTGTGGGCGTTCATCAGTCCCCGGATTGCCGACAGGATCACCGATGGCGGGCGCAACTGGTTGTCGTTTAACTGGCCCAGCTACCGTTCTCGTATCGGAGGTGTTGCCGCATGACCAGCCAGAACACCCCGGCATGGCGTAACGATGACCTGGAAGGCGCTGTCATCGGTGCGTTTTTTCTGCGTGGGGCCGATCCGGAAGTGATGGATATTCTGGCCACACTTCCGGCGGATGTATTTTTTGTGCGTCAGTACCGGGATATTTACGCGGGGATTTGCAGACAGGCTCGCATATCCGGCGTCATTGACCCCGTACTGCTGTGCAATGAGATGCCGGAACTTGCCCCGGTGATTACCGACACCGGACGCAAAACCTGGGTGAAGTCTTCACTGGAGCACTATGTCGCAGCGTTGCGGCGCAATGCCGCACTGCGCGATGCAGAAAAAACACTGACTGAAGCATTACAGAATTTACGTGATGCGTATACCTGTGAAGCAGCCGAGGATGCCCTGAAGGATGCGCAGAACATGATGGCCTCACTGTCGACCGGAAAGGGCGTCATTCAGCCGGTTCACATTGATGATGTCCTTCCGGAAGTGGTCGACCGTGTTGAATGCCGCAATCAGGGACTGGAGAAATCCAGGGCGCTGATGACCGGTATTGATGAACTGGACGCAAAAACGGGCGGTATGGAGCCCGGAGACCTGGTATTCATTGCCGCCCGTCCTTCGATGGGGAAAACCGAACTTGCGCTGGACATCATCGACAAGGTGACTGAGCAGGGGCATGGCGTGCTTCTGTTCACCATGGAGATGGCGAACATCCAGATTGGTGAACGTATGGTGTCTGCTGCCGGTGGAATGCCGGTATCCCGTCTTAAGTCTGTTGCCCGTTTTGAAGATGAAGACTGGGCGCGTTTCACGCAGGGCGTGGGACGAATGACGGGGCGTAATATCTGGATGGTGGACCAGGCAAACCTGACCATTGATGAGATATGTGCAACCACGAAGCACCACCGGATGAAACACCCGGAAACGGCGCTGGTGGTGGTCGATTACCTCGGCCTGATTAAAACCCGCAGCACGGGGCGTCACGACCTTGCGGTGGGGGAAATCTCAAAGGGACTTAAAAGCCTGGCAAAATCCGGCGGTTTTCCGCTGATTGCTCTGAGCCAGCTCTCCCGCGGCGTGGAATCCAGACCCAATAAACGCCCAATGAACTCGGACCTGAAAAACTCCGGGGAAATCGAGGCGGATGCCGACATCATTCTGATGCTTTACAGGGATGAGGTATACAACCCGGAAACTCAGGCCAGAGGCATAGCAGAAATCAACATCACGAAACAGCGTAATGGCACGCTGGGTACCATTTACCGGCGTTTTCATAACGGGCATTTTCTGCCTGTGGATCAGGAGAGTGCCCGGGTTCTTTCCACACCCATGACGCCGGGCAATCCGCGCAGATACAGCAATAACCGCATGTCGGGCAGTAAAACGGAGCGTTTATTTTGAACAACAGAACAATCACTGTTTCACCGGAACAACTTCGTCGGCAGGCGCAGGAGATGCTTCGTTGTGCTGAACAGATGGAAAAAACGAGCGTGGCAAAAGATACGCTCCGCAAGCAGCTTACTCCGGCGCTTCGTGATCTGCTGCAGGCAAAACACCGTACACAAAAGGCGGTGGATGAGCTGGTGGATTGCGTGGAGGAACTGGAAGGACAGGTAAGCCAGTTTGAAATACTGGTGAAGGAGTTTACTGCGTGATGACTGAGTTTTTTTCTCTGTATGCATTCAATATCGTTTGCTGAGGTGACCGTGAGAGCACTGCTGACCCCTGAAATTGCCCCGCGTATGGGGATTGTATTGTTCAGGCCCGGTTCAGAGCTGATGCCCCTGTTTATGCAGGGGCGTGTCCTGCTGGAGCCTGAGCCGGAACGTTATTCATCTTTCGCCAGTGGTGCCGTTCCGGCGGCATCACAACCGCTGGCGGATGATCCTGCCGTTCGGGCCGTGTTCCGCAATGAGGCAGTGATCCGTCGTGCTGGTGGCGTGGAATGTCTTGAAAGCTGGTTACTTCGTGAAAAAGGCTGCCAGTGGCCTCATTCCGACTGGCACAGCGAGAACATGACCACAATGCGACACGCTCCGGGTGCAATCCGTCTGTGCTGGCACTGCGATAACCAGCTGCGCGATCAGTTCACGGAACGGCTGGAATCAATGGCAACGGATAACTGTGCCCGCTGGGTGTTGTCTGTTGTGCGTCGGGATCTCGGTTTTGATGACAGTCACGTTGTGACAATGCCGGAACTGTGCTGGTGGCTGATTCGTAATGACCTGGCGGATGCCTTACCGGAAAGTGCAGCCCGTAAGGCACTGAGATTACCGAAGCCTGTTGTGCCGTCTGTCACCCGGGAAAGTGACCTTGTGCCTTCGGTTCCTGCCACCAGCATCATCCAGGATAAAGCGAAAAAGGTGCTGGCGCTGAAAGTGGATCCGGAGTCGCCGGAGTCTTTTATGTTACGCCCAAAACGTCGTCGCTGGGTTAATGAAAAGTACACGCGCTGGGTTAAGACGCAGCCGTGTGCATGTTGTGGTAAGCCAGCCGACGATCCTCATCACCTGATTGGTCATGGTCAGGGTGGAATGGGTACAAAAGCGCATGACCTTTTTGTGTTGCCTTTGTGCAGAAAACACCATGACGAACTACATGCGGATACCGTGGCATTTGAAGAGAAGTATGGTTCCCAACTGGAGCTGATATTTCGTTTTATCGATCGCGCGCTGGCGATTGGTGTGCTGTCCTGATTTTGTGGAGAAAGTTGATGCGTGATATTCAGATGGTTCTCGAACGCTGGGGAGCGTGGGCGGCTAATAATCATGAAGATGTGACCTGGTCGTCCATTGCCGCCGGTTTTAAGGGATTAATTACTTCAAAAGTAAAATCTCGCCCGCAATGTTGTGACGATGACGCGATGATTATTTGCGGGTGCATGGCCCGTCTGAAAAAGAACAACAGCGATTTGCACGATTTATTAGTAGATTATTATGTAGTCGGTATGACATTCATGTCACTGGCAGGTAAGCATTGCTGCTCTGATGGTTATATCGGGAAAAGGTTACAGAAGGCTGAGGGCATAATTGAAGGGATGTTAATGGCATTAGATATCCGGTTAGAGATGGATATCGTTGTTAATAACTCTAATTAATATGCCAATTGTTTACTAAAAATTATTAAAAATGGGGCGTTGCAACGCCCCCAAAAATAAAGGGTAATATATAACAGAAGGTTTATATAGTTAGAAGCAAGGTTGTGCTCCTAAAGGAAGTGGCTTGAGGGAGCCTCTTATATGTGGGGGAGGCAAACCCCCCCGCAACATATCTTTTAGTAATCAAATTAGAACTGGTAAACCATACCTACAGCAACGATATCATCGGTAGCAACGCCAGATGCTTTCGTGAAATCGCTCTTATCAATCAGGTTGATTTTGTAATCAACAAAAGTGGACATATTTTTGTTGAAGTAATAGGTTGCACCTACATCAATATATTCAACCAGGTCCTGATCACCCCACGCACCCAAGTCTTTTCCTTTAGATTGCAGGTAAGCAACGGACGGACGCAGACCGAAGTCGAACTGATATTGTGCAACTACTTCGAAGTTTTGTGCTTTGTTGGCAATATGGTTATTACCAAAAACAGTCATGTTCTGGGGTTCAGAATAGGTGGTAGCCAGATAGATGTTGTTCGCATCATATTTCAGACCAGCTGCCCATACTTCAGCATTTTGACCAGATGCATTCAGGCTGTTGTTACCGTAGATAACCTGATTATTAGTGCGGTCAGATTTAGCATAGGTTGCACCTACACCGAATCCTTCATACTCATAAGTAGTGGAGAAACCGAAACCATCACCATTAGCTTCAGTTACGTCAGTGCGGTCATTTTTACCCTGATACTGAGCAGCAAAGTTCAGACCATCAACCAGACCAAAGAAGTCGTTGTTACGATAAGTTGCAACACCAGTGGTGCGACCAGTCATGAACACATCTGTTTGGGTCCAGGTATCGCCACCGAATTCTGGCAGAACGTCAGTCCACGCACCGATGTCGTATGCTACACCGTAGTTACGGCCGTAATCGATTGAGCCGTAGTCACCGAATTTCAGGCCAGCGAAGGCAAGACGGGTTTTATCTTTGGAGGAACCTTGAGATTCAGCGCGGTTGCCTTTGAATTCATATTCCCACTGACCGAAACCAGTCAGTTGATCGTTGATTTGGGTTTCACCTTTGAAGCCAAGACGGGCATAAGTAGTATCACCATCATCTGCATCATTAGAGGAGAAATAGTGCTTAGCATTAACTTTCCCGTACAGATCCAGCTTGTTACTGTCTTTATTATAAATTTCAGCTGCCTGAGCAGACATCGCCATCAGTACTGATGCAGCTACAGCAGAAATTGCCACTGTTAATTTTTTCATCGTGAGCCCTTTTTTTGAACTATTATTAAAAAATGATGTCACTGCGCGATAAATATTCATCTAATCAATGTGATTATTTCAAGATGTTAGTTTTGGTTTCTCGTTTGATTTGTGAAGTAGATCTCTATTTTTATCTGAACTTTTTTCTATCGAATCCTATTCATGGCTCTTGGCTGAATAAAAATAAATCTATTAGCCAATTTATATTAACGGCTGTTATTTATAAGTGCTCTATAATTTGAAGGTTCAATTTAAACCGGCTAAAAATAACACTGGAAATTATTTGTTGGTTATTTGTTGAGATTTGCTTATGTATTTGTAGTGGTGTTTTCAATACTCGGTAGCATTCTCGCAAATATCATTTAGTGGTTTACGTACGTAAAAAATTGGTTATGCTGTTAAGAGTGGTTACTTCGTCACACAGCTTAAACCCGCCGCTGAGCGGGTTTTTCTGTACCCGGAATTCTGTGGCTACCCAGAAAGCTCATGGAAAGAGGAGAAAGGCAATAATTTATAACAAAATCTTAAAGATCGCCTTGTATACTATTAGTTTTGTAAATATTGTGTATTTTGAGTATTGCAGGATAATCCTGTGACGAAGTTAGTGTAACAACACTTTTGCTCTACGAGTTTCGCCAGCCTCCCCCAGTGGCTGGCTTTTTTATGTCCGTAGCGTCAAAGCAGCACTGGCGCTCGGGCGTCGTGCAATTGGCGTTGAGCTGGAGACTGAATGTTTTGAGCAGACGGTTCGGGAAGTACAGGATTTAGTCAGCCAGAACGGATGATATTGAAGAATTAATTACGCGTCGTTATTATGCGGCTCCCGGCCCTTTAGCTCAGTGGTGAGAGCGACTCATAATCGCCAGGTCGCTGGTTCAAATCCAGCAAGGGCCACCATCACATACCGCCATTAGCTCATCAGGATAGAGCGCCAGCCTTCGAAGCTGGTTGCGCGGGGTTCGAGTCCTCGATGGCGGTCCATTATCTGTACCCTGCGTTGTTAGCTCAGCCGGACAGAGCAATTGCCTTCTAAGCAATCGGTCACTGGTTCGAATCCAGTACAACGCGCCACACTTATTTTCCCTTGCTCGCTTTTGCGGGCCTTTTTTTTAAATGTCTCACAATTCAGACGGTTGACAGTTGTCTGTTTTGCGGGGAGTTTGTTAAAAGAAACTGGCATGGTGAATCCCCCTGTGCGGAGGGGCAATCAGCGAGTAGGTATATGGGATAATCGCGGATTCAGGTGCTGGTACTGAATTCACCGGGAGGCACCCGGCACCATGCAATGGCACATAGCGCCACTCTCCAGCCCCTCTCCGGAGGGGCTTTCTTATGGACAAAAAAATCCCGCGCAGGGAGACGCGGGCGGCAAGGAATAAACAACAAAACGTGAAGTAATATTTCAGCTGGCGAATAATATCCGACAGTAATCACTCTGCGCAATAGCGCGGCCTTTTTCGTATTGCGGGCTATTGTCTCTCTTCTGCCATTGTCCTGTAACTTCCGGACTTCAGCCCGCTCCTCATTTTACTCACAATATTATCCCGGCCGGGAGGATTCATGGCATTTAAACACTATGATGTTGTCAGGGCGGCGTCGCCGTCAGACCTTGCGGAAAAGCTGACACACAAACTGAAAGAGGGCTGGCAGCCATATGGCGGACCGGTTGCCATTACGCCGTACACACTGATGCAGGCGGTGGCTATTGAAGGAGATCCACAGGTCGGCCCTTCATCTGAGCCGGACTGGTTCTACGTGGTTGTGCTTGCCGGACAGTCCAACGGCATGGCCTACGGTGAAGGGCTTCCGTTACCGGATTCTTACGATGCTCCGGATCCGCGCATTAAACAGCTGGCGCGCCGCAGCACGGTAACTCCGGGTGGAGAGAGTTGTACGTATAACGACATCATCCCGGCTGACCACTGTCTGCATGATGTGCAGGATATGAGTACGCTGAATCATCCGAAGGCAGACCTGAGCAAAGGGCAGTACGGCTGTGTCGGCCAGGGCTTACATATTGCCAAAAAACTG